GTGCTAATTGATGATTTCAATAAGCTTATGACCCTTGCAAAGCGTGTTAACACTTCTTGGATTGGTGGGACTCCCACCGTAAGAACTCGCGGTATTACTGATATCGTTTGTTCACCAGAGGTTGTTGGTAACATTCGCGCTATGGCTTACAATCCTGTAAACACCAGTGCTGGCATAAAGACAACTGGTGGTGGTTCGGACACTTCAACCGAATCGGTTATCGCTGCTCCTGAACAGCTCCGTGCAGAGCTTTATCAGAACGCAGGTCTTGACAGCTTCATGGGTGTTAACATCTTGGAATTCAACGAGTTTGGTGAAGGACAAAAGTTCAACACTCTATTCGCAAACGCTTCGTCTGGAAACATCGCTGCGTTTGATGGAACTACTCATGCAGCAGCTTTTGATTCTGAGGATGAAATCATCGTGGGTGTTGATCGGAGTCGCGATTCGCTTATGCGTGTTGTGGCAACTGATCCTGATAGCCAGAGCGAGATGAACTTGATCGCTGATGACCAGTATAGTGTTCGTCAAAACAAGATCGGTTACTATGGCCAAATTGAAGAAGGTCGTATCGTTCTTGATAGCCGAGTGCTTCTTGGTCTTGTGCTTGATCACAGCTAAGACTCAACGCAACAATTATAAAAAGCCGTCCCTTCGGGGGCGGCTTTTTTTTTGTAATTTATCTATTAAGTGTATATAATAGTATATGGCTAAGAAAAAAACAGGTAAAAAGAAAACAGCCCCTTATAAAGAGGTAACAACTGGGCAAGAGCAACCTGCAAAAAAAGGTCTTTTGGAAGAATTGGAGGAGCTTAGGGATAAAGGGGAGACAAGCACAGCTAGGTATTTAGAAGTGTTGAAGGAGGTAGAAGTTATGTATGGGACAGGCGAAGTAAATAATTTCGGGACCAATGATATTAATATTTTAAAAGATAAACTAAGTAATCTTACTAAAGCAGATTTACAGTCTTTTGCTAGAAAAGTGGGCATCAATCCTTACTATCAACCCAGCGCTTTGAAGCAAAATATAATTAAAGAATTTCATAGATATCAGGCCAAAGGTAATATTTTTACTGCTCCAGTGCCAACTCCAGCTTTAGAGTTAGATCCTGACAATCCTGAACATAAAGAACTTCTTGATTGGTTAAACAGCTAAAGCTTGTGTAATACATTACATGCCTAACGTATTAGAAGACCTCGCATCTGGAATAGTTGTCACAGAGTTTGACGGTGACACAGGTATTGCAACAGTCGCTGCTGTTAGCGGTTGGCTAAATGAAAACTTAGGACAAGTTAATACTTATTTGTATACTGATTTCTTTGGCGATGAGGCTACTGGGAGCCATGGAGCTATAGATATTGAAGCTCAGAGTGTGCTCAAAGAGTTGTATCTTTCTAATTACTACAATAGACAGGCCAGAAATGCCCTCAGAGGCATTGCAGACTCTTCCGTGAGTGGAGACAACATTTTATCACTACGGGACGGTGAGAGCGCTGTCACGTTCGTTAATCGCAACGAAGTATCAAAGGTCTATAGAGGTCTTGCTAGTGATTGTATGGATAGAGTTACACAGTTAGCTGCTCAGTATAATATATATCAAGCACAGCCTAGACAACTAGGAGGCATAGATGCAAGTGGTTCTGCTGGCGTATATAACGTAACTTATAGGTAAGTTTAGTAAAAACTTTGCAAAAAAAATGCCGTCCACTTTTACATGGACGGCATTTTTGTTAAATTTTACTTTTATCTAGCGCCATCATCAAAACCTTGATTGAATCCAGTTCTGTCAACTGTATTTGAACCACTCATGAATAAGCCAGCATTAGTATCATCAATTCCACCAATCTGTGCTGTCAGAGTAATATCAACAGTTTGATTAGATCCAATAGCAGAGGAGAAGCTTTCGCTATCTACTTTACATCCTTTAACAGTGTAAATAACAGCATTGTTAGGGCTATCATCAGGATCGACGATTGTAATATTAACTTCTTGTTCACCTTGTTGGAGTTGATCAGCTAAATTATAAGCGGTAGTTTCATTCACAACTGCACTTATAGATAAACTAACTTCCACTGGAAAGTCAACCTCTCTTGCAAATGGGAAGTTGCTACCAAGTCTTTGTAATGGAGTTCTAGAGAGAGGAACGCTAAGTGCAACGCTTTGAACGTGTGCGTTACCAGCACCATCTAAATCGACGAGCGACTGACTATCAAGACTTGTCAAACTAACAGTAATATCACCTGGGCGTAAAGCGCTTGGCATACCTGCCCGTCCAGCTGAAGCTGGATTTTCTAAAGCAACGCTATCACTTAGCTTTGTTCCTGCCTCTTGATCTATAGCTGGTGTAGCAATGCTTCCGAAACCATCTGCGCCAGTTGTGACTATTACTCCATTAATATTAGCGCCTTCCATAGTAACAGAAACTGTTGGAATCGCTCCTACAGATAGATCAACACTGTAATCACTGAGGTAGCAATTACCGATACCTATACATTTGTCATTAGTCGCTGCGGTCCCAGTTGTAGCCCTGCCATTTACATCTTTACCTTCTGGCCCAGTAAGAACAAAAATGTTCTTACCAGAGCTGCCAACCATGTGTCCTGAAACAAACTGTCCTGAAGCACTAGCTCCAGTTTTAACATAAAATCCTAAAGCTTGCTCATTGAAACCATCTGTAAGATAATATGAAAAATCTGTATTAACAGTAGGTGGATCAAGAACTATTGAGTCAATTCTAGCTAGTTCGCCAAATTGGTTAATGTCTTGCTTGTTAATTGTATAACTGAAGTTTGCACTTTGAACTCTATTAAGTTGAGTGTGATTGCCATTGCTCGTTGAATTGGCGCTACGACTCACAAATAAAGCCTCTGATTGGTAAATTACTCTGTTTCTAGCCATGATAAAAGATTCTTTCTCTTGTTTACAGTTTTATAGCTAAAATGTGAAAAATTAGCTGAATCTCTCTCTAGCTATCTGCACATCAAAATCGATAAAACCAACGTATAATTCATTGGCTAACACATTTCTTTCTCTGTCTGTGAGTTTAGAAGTGGTTACTCTATCAATATAAAATTTAATATTTCCATCAAATGGATTGATTGTGCCAGTGTAAGAATAAGTATTATCTTTTAAGTCCCCAAGTTCAGTTATTGGGTATTCTTGCATAGATAATGAAGTAAAGCATTCATCTACAGAGTCCATAAATATGGATAGAACTCCATCTAGATGATAAGTATCTTCTGCTAAGACAACAGCATTCACATTTACCTTGCTATTTTGTAAGCCCCCTAATGCATAGGCATCATTTATACCTCTAGTTGTAGAGATAAATATTGCAGGAACAACATCATCGTAGGGAGTTATATTTGTTTCTGGGCCAGATGGTATCCTAGAATTAACAACATATTTGTTTTCGATAATTATATCATCTTCTGTATCGTTGGTCAGATATACATTAAAGTCTTTAACAGCAAACTCGCCAGTTATAGTAGATGTTGTGACATCTCCAGATATCAAAGCTCTACCATTATCAAAGTCTAGGACAACTCCATCATTTCGCCCTGAGAAGTTGCCATCAATAAATACGCCAGAGGGTATCGTAGCTCCTGACACTGAAGAATCTGTGACCCATTGTTTATAAGCGCTACCATATGGAGTGAATCTAGAGTCTAATCTGTTATCGGTATAATTAAAAAGAGTTCCTGTTTTATTGCTGAAAGCTTCTCCTTTTGTTAACAAAAAATTATCAAACCATAAAATGAATGAGTTTGTTACTGTATGCTGGAATTGTTCTTTCATTTTAATTCTTTAAATTTTTTAATGTATTTATTTAAAAAGGAAGAAATATAAGGAACATTTTGAAACCTACCCTTTCTTACTTTTACACGGGTTTGTATAGCAGAGCCTGACCTACCTCCTTTTTTTCTTAGTAGGAATCCCAGCCCCGATATACCTCTTTCTATACCTTCTGCCCAACTGCGTCCACCAACATATGGCAAAGGTGTAACCGCGAATATTTGTTCTCTAGTTGGTAATGTTATTTCGAATTCTGATCCTATGAATCTCCCTTTTAGATCTTTTTTAAAAATTATTTGTGTCCTGTTTAAAAGTTCCATGATTGGAAGTATTGGTTGTGCTCCCCTATCAAAACCTATAAATGCGAATAAATTGCTTATACCATTCAATGTGCCGCTCGTATTAGGTGCATCTGGACCAGCCAATATTTCTTTTGTTATAGGGTGTCCTAAAAATTCTGCCACCATTTGCTCTTTTACTTTTTTAAAACGCTTTTCTACCTCGACGCGAATATCTTTCTTAGCAACTTTGGGCACTTGTTTTTTAAGTGCGGCCATTACATCTGGATCGAGTTTAGTCATTTAAGCAGATTCTACAGGGCTTAAAACAAACTCATAAAACTGATTTGTATTCAAACCTCTTGGTTTTCCATCACTTTCTATAATAAATTTTGTGCCATCAAATTCAACCCTGCGAGCTTCATTGATGTAATTATATCCATCCTCTTCGACAACTATACGAACCGTTCCGTCAGCAACGACAACTTTATTTTGAGTGCCAGCTTGTTCAGCTGGGCCATCATCAGTTAGATAGGACGTATCCATGTTATCATAATATATGCGAGCCTGAAATTCTTGAGAAGCTATACTATATTCAACTGAACTATCTGCGCCCGTGTTAGTCCTTCCGTATAGAGCGTTCCAGTTATCATTTGATGCTATAAGGGTAGTTTTTGCACTTTTGTAGACAGTAATTGTTTTAGCAAAAGTATCATGCAAAGTGCTATTTAAAGTCCTTATTTTATTTATTTGGTCCTGTGATAAAAATCCCGCCATATTGATTTTTACACTTTAAATTATATAATAAGATAGGATTAAGGCATGGACGCTAAAAAAAAGTTCAACAGAAGCTCGGAAAAAGAAATATCTAATCTTTTTAAGGGTATGTTAAAAATGTTAGAAGATATGAAAATGGACCATGATTTTCATTATGATAAACTATATGAAAACATTCCAGAGAAGTATCACAGCATACTAAGAACAGCAGATCATTTTACTCCAGATAAGGTCAATTGGATCAGAAAAAGAATTTTAGATTTAGGCAATGAATCTATTAGAAATTTAGTCGAAGAGACAGATAATTATACAGTAAGTTTCATTTTTACTAAGGATTAAGGTTATGGAATTCAAAGAATTATATGGTTTTTCTCTAGAAGAGGAAAAAGAAGTTAAAAAAACTCACACCAGAAAAAATAAAAAAACTGGTGAGGAAACCACTGTTACTAAAACAGTAAAAGAAAAAGTTCCTATCCAAGTGAGAATTAAAAGACCTTCACGCCGTCAACTGGAGGAAGCTGAGTTAGAATATTCAGTTGAAATGAGTCGTTGTGTTAAAAAGGGTATTTTAACTAAAGCTATGCTTTACAAAAAGTATAGCGACACTGGTGGAGTGTGGGCAGAAGAAGATGCTAAAGACTATGGTAAGTTATATAAAGAAATTTTTGATACTCAGAATGAATACATCAGACTCGAAAGTGTTAGTAAAAAAACTAAAGAGCAAAAAGATCGTATAGAAGAACTCAAAAATATAATCGCTGAGAAGAAAAGAAGCCTAGTTGATGCTGAAACAGCCATGCATTCACTTTTTGATCATACAGCCGATATTAAAGCTCAGAATCGTTTATTACTTTGGTATACGTTAATGTTAACTCATATCCAAGGCGAGAAAGATGAACAACCTGAAGAGTATTTCAAAGGAGAAACTTTCGAAGATAAAATTGATGATTACTATCTGAAAGAAGAAGAGCAGTCTGATTTGTATGGTCAGATTGTGCAAAAAGTAACTACAGTCTTAGCTTTTTGGTTTTTCAATCAAGCTTCTGAGCCAGAAGAGTTTAATAAACTCATAGAGGATATGGAGGAAGGTGAAGTATAATGATGAATTTTATATCTCTTTGATTGGAGAAGCTTTCGATGGATATTCAGAGTTTTCTTTTAAAGAAAAACCTATATTTATCAAACATGTAAATATTAAAGATCAAAGATATTTACAAAAATATTACGAAAAATACAAAAAATTAGCAATAGCTAAAGGTTTAGAAACAAACGAGGAAAGAATAAAGACCATCAAAGAAGATGGGATGTGGTCTGATGAAGATGATGCCAAGATATCTACTTTAAAATTTGAAACAGATAATCTTAAAAAGACGATAAAATCTGTACCTTTAAGATCACAAAGAGAAAAGTTGCAACTCGATATAGATACGAAGTTAAAAACTTTAGACAAATATAAAAGAAACAGGAAAGAAATCATCGGCAAAACCGCTGAAGATTATGCTACTCAGAGAAGTTCTGATGAGATTTTACGATTTTTATTGTTTAAAGATGAAGAATTGACTGAACATTTTTTTAATGAAGAAGAGTTTAGTGAATTAGAAACGTGGGAAGTATTAAACTTAGGAGATATACAATTAAAGATATCTGAAAAGATAAATGATTTAAGAATACAAGAAGCTGTTCTTAGACCATTTTTTAATATGTATTTGTCTTTTTGCGATGATCCTAATGCTTTTTATCATAAACCAGTAACTCACCTTACAATTTATCAAATGAGGGTGCTATTATATGGCAAAATTTTCTATAATATTTTCCAACATGTAGAGGACATACCAGATAGCATAAAGGAAGATCCTGAAAAATTAATGGCATTTTCTGAAGCCCAGAGAAATAAAGGAGGTAGTAAAGATCTAGTAAGAGATGATGCTGCTGGATCTGTTTTGTTTGGAGCGACAAACGAGGATGTCAAAGATTTAGATGGGGTATCGGGAGGAGTTTCATTATCTGACCAAATAGAAAAACATGGTGGAAAATTAGATATGAAACAAATGATGCGATTAGCTGGGCATGATGTGTAAATCTTTGTGTAAATAATACAAAGGTTTAGGGACATGCCATTAAGATTACCAGCAGAAGTAGTAGGTCTAGAGAAAAGTATCGAGCAGCAAGCTAAAAGAGCTGGTCGTAATTTAAAATTAAATCTAGGCACTAACGCAAAAAGTATCGAGGGTTTATCTCAACCTCTTGGTAGAATTACTGGTAAAGCAGACCAGTTTACTAAGTCTATGGAAGCTGCTAACGCAAGGGTGTTAGCTTTCGGCGCTTCTGTAGGTGTCTTAAATACAGTAACTCAAGCATTTAAAGATCTTGTCACTACCACTATTGAAGTGGAGAAACAATTGACTGCTATTGGAGCTATTTTGGGCAAAACTAACACTCAGCTAGCAGGTTTCTCTAAAAGCATTTTTGATGTAGCAAGAAATACTGAACAATCTTTCTCAGCCGTTGCGACAGCTGCATTAGAATTAAGCCGTCAAGGTCTAAAAGGTGAAGAAGTTGTAAGTAGACTTAATGATGCGCTTATACTAGCGCGTTTGTCTGGTCAAGATGCTGCTAACGCAGTAGGTGGATTAACAGCAGCTATCAATGGATTCATTGATCGAGGTATAACCAGCACACAGGTTGTAAACAAATTTTCCGAAGCTGCTAAAAGCGCAGCTGTATCTGAAAGAGATCTAGCAGAGGCTTTTAAAAGGGCTGGAGCGGTTGCTAACCAAGCAGGTGTTACATTTGATGAACTGACAGGTATTGTCAGTGCCGTTCAGCAAAAAACTGCGCGTGGTGGTGCAGTTATAGGTAACTCATTTAAAACAATTTTTACAAGACTCCAAAGCATCGACAAATTAAAAACGATGCAGAACTTAGGCGTCCAAGTAACTGATGCCAGTGGAGCTATTTTAAGTGGAACAAAGTTAATACAAAACTTAGCAAAAACTATATCAGATTTGCCAGAAGCTAAACAACTGCAAATAGCAGAAGATTTAGTGGGTAAATTCCAAGTTGCCCCATTTGTTTCTATTTTAAAAGATTTTAACTCAGAGCAATCTATAGCAATTAAACTTACAGAGATTTCTCAAAATGCATCAACGGCAGCTTTTGAGCGGAATGAAGCTTTAAATAAAACACTATCAGCGGCTATTAACAGAACAACAGTTAGTTTTCAAGAATTAGCTAATGAACTAGGGAAAATTGGTGTCACCGAAAATTTAAGGAGTATAATTGATTTCTTTGGTAATTTGTCACAAAAAATAACTCAAGTATTAGAAGGAGATTCTGTAGGCAGCAAGTTTGCGAAAGGTCTTATTAAAGGTATCGGTAATGTCATATCTGGTCCTGGGTTAGCCATATTTGGGGCGATTATTCTAAAACTAACTGCTGACCTAGCAAAATTTGGCGTTGGTTCACTAAAAACCTTCTTTGGAATAAATAAGGCGGCACAAGAACAGAAAATATTACAAGGACAAATAGCTTCTAGTCTTTTATCTAACAAAGGAATACAAGATGCGATACTAAAAATCGAGAGATCTCAAATAAGTGCTGAAGCCAAGAAAGCGCAACAAACAAAATTCTTCACGACCGCACTTAATGAGCAACTCGCTGTTATGCAAAAAATGCAAACCATAGCAGCCCGTGTAGCACCTGGAGTTATGGCTGGGACAAGAGGAGGTAGAGGTAGAGGTGCTTTTGGTAGAGGAGCTGGTGGATTTATTCCCAACTACAATGCAGTCATGGGTTATGCTCCTAATTTTGCTGCTGAGAGTGCTGATATAGCTAAAGGTGTCGGTGGTGCCCCGAAATCTGCTAGACCTGTAGCCATACCTAATTTTAATTTTGGTGCAGGAGAACGAGGGACGATGGTTGCCAATACTAGTGAGGTTATGGTTCCTAATTTTGCTGGAACTGGAGGCTCTGCCATATTTAATCAAGATATGATTTCTTCAATGGGTATGCCATCTGGAGCTAAGAGTATTGGTGCTGCTGGAGGTTTTATTCCTAATTTTGCTAGGCAAAGAAAAATTCCTAGTAGAATAAAGAAAAATCTAAACATGAGTGAGGATTTTGTAACCTTTGTTGGAAACAGAGGCGAAGATTACAACAAAATTTTCTCAGTTGGTTTAGTAAAAGGTGTAACTCAAGCTTACTCAAGTTTAAGTGCGGCAGAAGCGGCGGGGGCAGACATGATATCTAATGTTAATGTTCCTGTTTATAAATTAAGAGCGAAGGGTGGTAATAAAGAACCTCAAGATATATCTGTAATAAAAAATGCACTATCAAAGACTTCGACTAAAACAGCAGAAGATTTTGCTAGAAGATTAAGTGGTAGACAAGATCTACCTAATCTAACAAAAAATCAAATATCCACTCTTTTTAACCCAGGTTCCTTTGAGGGTATATCTGGTAGTGTCTTTGAAGTATCATTAGCAGCCATATTAGGAAGTAAGCAGTTCCTAGATTTTGCAACTAGAACTCCAACATCAAGAATAGATTTACCATATTCAGCAAGATTATTTACAAAATTTGGAGCCAGAGGAAAAGGTAGGAGAGGTGCAGAAGTAAAAGCTAATGATAATGCTGAGTTATTAAAAGGTGTAGCTATAAAATTCTATGATGTATTAGGAATGGGAGAGGCGGCTGCTAAGTTCAAAGATGATAGAAGATTTGGAGCAAAATTAACAAAAGATGAAGCTAAAAGAAGATTTGGTGTCAGTCCAAAAGCCTATCAAAGTATTCAATCTATATACGGTAGTGTAAGCCCTGCATCTATAGGTCAACATAGATTAGCGATGGGAAGAATCCCTAGAAGGGGTGCATCTGGATATATCCCTAATTTTGCATCGCCGCTCGATCAGGCTGTGGCTAGAGAATCTGCGGCTGGGTTGCCCATAAATCAGATAAGAATTAATCAAGATGGCAGATTAAGGAATTCAGCTAATCCAATGGGCCTTGCTGTAACAAACACGCGAGATGAACCTACGGGGGCTATTCCTAATTTTAGAAAAGCACCATCTCCCGATGGTGGGGGTGGAGATTTTACTACAAAATTATTGTTAGCTCAGACTGCGTTTATGATGCTCACACCAGTTATCGGAGAGGTTACTGGTGAACAAGATAAATTAGCCAAAGTCACGAACATAGCGAGTAAAGCGATGATGGCTTTGACAGTTGCGACACTGATTGGATCTAAAGGTTTGGGTAAAATGTCTAATTTTTTCATCAACACAATAAATCCTTTGGCTGGATTCGGAAAAAAAGGAATGGCAAAAGGGGCAGCAATGATGGCGGGAACCCCAGGAGTAAAAGTCCCAGCTTCTTCATTGACTGGTCCAGGTTTTACAAGGGCAGGGACAGCTGCTCGACCTCTTGCTGGGGGATTGTTGAAGGCTGGGTCAGCTTTAATACGATTTGCTGGTCCAGTTGGTTTAGCTGCTGGAGCAATAACTGGTTTTATTGCGACTGTTAATATCCTCAGTGGAGCAAACAGAAATTTAGAATTAGCTGAAAAGTCCTTAGCAGAGGCCACAAAAAATGCAACTAAAGAACTATCAGAACTTCAAATACCAGAAGAGTTTAAGGAAAAAAGAAAAGAGGATGCTGAAAAAATAGCAAAAGATTCAGTAAGTCGATTAAGAGAAGTTGGTATCGAAGGATTTAAAGATAAGAAAACATTCAACGAAATAGAAAAAGTTGCTGCTCAGGCATTAACAAGCTCCGCATCACAGGCATCGGTAAAAAGAGTGCTAGCTGAAGCAGCAAAAGGAGGAAGAGGTAGAAAGGGTAAATTTAATGAAGAGGATATTGCATCTTTATTAGATACATTAAAAAGGTTTACAAAAGTTGATGGTGATAAAATCCAAAAGCAAGTTATAAGCACTCTTACTGCAAAAGAAAGAGATGATATAATCAAAGTCCGTAAACAAGATGATATAGCAGAAAAATTTGGATTCCCACTTAATGAGGTGGATAAAAAATTCAAAAAAGAAGTTATAACTAATCTTGGTAAGAAATTCGCAGCACGAGGAATGGATGCAAATCTAGCTGAAGGAACGATAGCTGGAGGTTTAGTAGAATCCATTCTTGGAGAACAAATAGAAAAAGAAAATGAAGGATTAAGAATTCAAAATGAAATCTTCAAAGAAAATTTAAGAAGTTTAGTGGCAAAGCAAAAGCTTAATACAGATATTTTAGATAAAGCAGAAACAGCTCTTAAAACGGCTGAGTTGGAAGACAGATTAAATAAAGCTTCTTTACAACCATTAAGAGAAGCTAAAGCAGAAGCGGAAGCTCAACTTAAAATCAGAAATAAGATTCTTGATACAAGTCTTGATATAGTTAGTATGGGTCAAGATTTGACAGTAGCAAATCAAAATGAACTTGAGTTGAAAACCCTTATAGCATCAGCTAATAAAGACGGGGTAGTATCTGAGGACGAAAGATTACAAATTTTACGTAAATCTGAAGAAATTCTTAAAATTCAAGATTCTAAATTTGCTAATCAAATTAAAAAGAAACTTAATTTACTTGATGAAGAAACTAAAAGTATTGAAAAATCTAAAGAAAAATTAATTTTAGAGCAAAAAATCACAGAACAATTTAGACAACAGCAAGTTGAGATTGATATTAGAAATATCAGAGCTAATAGCATCCAAGATCAAATCAACGCATCTGATAGGATCAGAACAAATCGCCGTGTTGCTGGGATAGAACTAGCGCGAAGGAAAAGATCATTGGAAGAAAGACCAACTATTAGAGCGAAAGAAGTAAATGCAAGATTAGCAGCCCAAGATGAATTAGATCTACTTCAGTTAAGATCAGGTGCTAGAGCAAGGGATTTTACACAAAATCTGCGAGAAGTAGTAGCACAAAGACTCACTGATCTGAAACTTCAAGAAGTAATAAAAAAGGAAAGTCCCGTCACGAGACCGACAATTGCGGAGAGAGTGAATAGATTTGAAACGCCAGAGTCGATGATTACATTTCTTAATGTTCTTAGTAGTAACTTAACATCGCTTGGGGCAGGAACAGGTGTCGATGTAAAGAAAACTAGTGAGTCACTGAAAGCTTTATCAAAAGAAATAGAGGGTAACGAAATAGTTTTTAAAGAGGAAGAAGAAGCAAGAAAAGACGTGGCAAAGGCACTACTAGAGTTTGCTGGTGTAGTAAAAATAGCTACTCTTTCAGAATTATTTGAAGATAGACAAATAGAAAAAGCAAGAGGATTAAATCAACAACAGTTTGATTTGCTAACCACAACTGATCCTATTGAAAGAATAAAAAAACAAATTAGGTTTGACCTGTTACGTCAAGAGCTTTCTGCTCAAAACCCCACACAACTGCGAGAAGCTTTATTAAATCAGGAACGTCAGATCAGACAATTTGATGTCAGTAGAATAGCTGATCCAGCAGCTAGATTAAAAGCACAGAATAGATTAAATAATTTTGATGCTAGGCAGCAAGCTACAACAGCAGAAGATTTTCTTAGATTAGATAGAGCTGAAGCATTTAGTGATAAGATTATAGATGCATCTTCTACTTTCGCAAAAAATATTGGTGATGCAATGGTTGATGCGATAGCCAAAGGACAAAGCTTAAGTGACGCTCTTATGCAGGGTGCCTCTGCATTTTTCAATATGATTTCCCAAGCATTCTTACAAGAGGCTGTTAATGATGTTGTTGGTTCTAGTTTTTTCAAATCATTCACTGGGGGAATAAGTTTTTTAAATCCAAATACGAGAAATGCAGGTGGTATGATTACAGGTGGCTCTGGAGTCAAAGATGATGTTCCAGCTCTCCTGACTGGGGGAGAGTTTATTATGAGAAGAAGCGCTGTTCAAAAATTTGGGCCTAGATTTATGGAGGCTATAAACTCTGGTAACATACCGATGTTTAATACAGGAGGCATGTTTACTCCAGGAACATTTGGGCAGGGCGCTATTAGAGGTAAATCTAATTTACTTAACTTTGCCACACAATCATTCACTGGAGGTGGTTTTGATAGCATAGGAGGTTCAGGTGGTCTTGGTTTCGCCTCTTTAGAGCCACAAAGTGGAAGGTTGACAATGTTTGGGAGAAGAAACAGTCCAATGTTCCAAAGAGAGCAAGAGTCAAAAAGAGAAGCTTTTGGATTGTTTGCAAGGCAGGTGCAAGCAGAGCAACAGGCGAAGGAGAGAGACAAGCAAGCCAGAAGAGGTTTATTAGGATCTATTATAGGAGCAGTAGCGTCTATAGCTTTATCAGGTATCACTAATAAAATTTTCAATAAAACTCCGAAACCTAACCCAAATCAAAAGTCAATTTTAAACGCTCTGCCTGTTGATGGCGTTGGCGGAGCAGAAGATGTTCTTAGTAATACTAATTTTAGAGCAACTGCTTTTGGACCAGCAAATGTAGATCCAGTAACTAGGGCCGAAATAGCTTCAGGTAGATTTGCTGAAGTGGGAGGAAATCAGTTTATTGGTTCTGGTGGAATTCATTATAGAGATATGACACATGGATTACCCACTGTAGCAATGCATCCTAGTCATGGGTTTCCAGCAGGGACAATTCTTAAGATATTTACTAATCGTCATCCTGAAGGGACCCACGTTCAAGTTGCAGGAACAGGTCCAGCTCCTGGTAGAATAGATTTTTTCTCTACAACTCACCAACAAATGAGAGAAAATGCTAATCTGGAGATACTGTCTGTACAGAGACAACGCAACGCAACTGGTGGTTATATTGCTCCTACATCTGGAATTGATTCAGTCCCGACCATGTTATCTGGTGGTGAATTTGTTATGAATGCTGCCGCCACACAGAGAATAGGAGTTGGCAACTTAGCTGCCGCTAACGCTGGTGCAACGGGCGGTGATGATAACGAAGCCTTATTACAAAGACTAGATCAATTAATAGCGGTCTCTGGAGATAGAGGTGAAACAGTAGTTAATATAACTATCAACTCTGATGGCTCAGAAACACAAGACAGTAACGCTGAAGAGAAACAACAGAACTTTGCTAAGAGAATAAAAGATGTAGTGAAGCAAACAATCAGTGATGAGCAAAGATTGGGTGGGACTTTAAGAAGAAGATAAAATGTTTGGATCAAAGTCAAATTACGACTCACACTTTTTTGTTGATGGAGAGCAGATATCAGGAGTGACATCTGTAGATATTTCTTATAATAATTCTGCGACTATAACAAATCCTCTAGGTTATCATAAAGGTCTTGTTTCTGTTGGTGGACCCACACAACAAACGGTTTCGGTTTCAAGATATTTAATGTGTAACACGCCTTTGGACTCATTAGCAACTCAAGGGCAAAATTTTAGTGGTAGTTTAAATTATGAGGGTGCTTCATATGGATTTCAAAGTGGTTATATGGTAAGCTCCTCTGTAAATTGTGCTGTGGGGTCTATGCCTAGAAGTAATTATAGCCTTGTAGTTTATGATGAACTAAGATCAGGAGCGAACGCATCAGGAACTAACACAAGCGATATACACATACCAAGTCAAGGATCAATATCTATTACGGCTGATAATGTAACTAGCAATCGAGTTTTAGGTTTTGATTATAGTCAACAATTTAAATACAAGCCTTATTATACAATAGGATCAGAAACTCCTGTAGATGTTAAATACATAAGCCCTACAATATATAACGCTAGTGTTCAACTTGAAGTTGATGATGCTATGCCTGAGAGTGGTTATACGTTTTTAACATCTGGTAAAAATGGAGGAAGATTAATTACTTTAGTTGTAGATGGAAAAGATGGAGTCAATATACAAAGTTATACCGTGCCCAATGCAGTTTTAACATCAGAACAGCTAAGTGCCACAGCTGATGGTTCACTCAGATTAACCTTAAATTATGTAGGACATCAATAATGGGAGAAAGTTTATTCTATAACAGAGATGTAAATATCTCTGGAGTTTCGGTTCCAAGTGAACTAAGTGATCTTTCTTTGACTCCTGTTTATGGATCTAAAGTAACTTTTTCATCAGATGTCAATAGTTATACTACTGATGATTTTTACTTTAATTTAGCTCCATTATCTTTAAATAATTTAACAGCACAATTTGATGTCAGGTATGATGTCAATGAAACTAATGCTAGAAAACTAGCAGCTTTCTTAGAGAACCAATCTGGTAATAAACAAATAGAGTTTGTAGCAGACACTAGAACTTATAAAACAGTATCTGGATTTTGTAATAACTATGCAGTAAACTTTATCAACAATCAGCACTTTGAAGTTGGTGTTAGTATAAGTGTTGATGGCGCTCCTACTTTAGTAAATTGGTCAGGTGGAAATTTTGCTAATGTTCCATTTCAGGGGTGGGTTCCTTCAAGGAGCTATAAAAAATATGATGTTGTATTTAGTGGCATTAACCAGAACAAGCTTGATAATTTTTATTACTGTTCGGGAGATCATTCTTCTAACGCCGCTAATAGTCCAACAGGAGATTCATCTGCATGGACTCAAAAATTCTTTTTTGAACCAGATATAGGAACTAATAATGATGTTCAAATTAAATCTGATATACAAGAATTTAAAAACTCATTTAAACAGAGATTAAAAACTAATGATAATATTTCTACTTTTAACATGAGTTATAATTTTACTAATATAAGTGATCATCAGTTAAAATCTATGATTCATTTTTTAGAAAGAAAAGGTGGATATAGAAGGTTTGAACATCAAATTCCTTCTGTATACAATAGACCTAAAGTATATTACTCTCCTTCTTGGAGCCATACTTGGGTGGCTTTTAATTCAAATAACCTTAGCGTAGAGCTAGTAGAAGATCCATTAGGAGTAATCCCAACAGGAACATAGAATGGCTAGGAACATAGTAAAAAGTAATATAGTAGCAATGGCTGTCAATCATGACTTAGCCAACCCTTTTAGCACCAGTGATCTTGGGCTTAGACTTTTTATGGCTGTTAGGGATTTAAATTACTCAATACAACTACCAAGACAGCAATTGAAGCAAGTCGGCACTCAAGAATTATCTGTTGAATCCATGATGAATCAACCAGATGTAGAGTTAACTGTCTCGTATCTAGCTCAACCTAATTTAGCAAACGAATATAACTCTAATTTTATAAAAGAAGCGGGAGTTTACACTAGGTTCACAAATTTCTTCTCTGGCGTAAGTCAAAACTCTACCAATTTTTATGGATTTTTAGGAAAAGACCAAGGTTTTGATATTTTTGATACGCTAACTTTTGATGAGTCCCTTATTAACTTAACTGGATTTGATGTCATAGCTTTTGGTAACTGTTTCCCTACAACATATGGATTAAGTTATTCATTAGGCTCATTGCCAATCGTATCAACTAATTATATTTGTTCTAATGTAGTATTAGAGAGCTTGACTGGGACTTCAATGGTTTCACCAGCTATAAATCTAACTGGTGGTAATAACGATAATGTAGGAAGATGTGATTTTACATTTGAAGCAAACACACCAGATGATTCTTCACCTGTCGTTTTAAATCAAACAGATTCCAACAGCAGTATCACACTACAAAATTTGCAAGTAGGTGGCCAAAATCTATCTGGAATTCATTTTATCCAATCGGTTGACATGTCTGTAGATTTGCCGAGAGTGTCTAACTACGGACTGGGTAATGATTTCGCTTTTGATAGAAAAGCACAACTACCTGCTAGGGGTTCCTTTAAGGTATCCTCATTGGTATCTGGATTAAATGATGGTGCCCTTACAGGAGTTCTAGATAGCGATCAAAATTATGATTTTGATTTAGTTCTAGCTAGTGGAGATACCAAGCTCATTTACAAAATAGAGGACGCTAAATTAGCTAGTTACAACTATGGCATAGCTGTAAATGGCAGTATGACATTTGACGCTGACTTTACTTTCCAAGTCACAGAAAATAAAGGATTGAAAGTAAGTGGAACTCATTACTAGTCATACTCTATCTTAACATTCTTACTTTCATAGCCGCGCTCTTTAACCCTGCTTGGGTGTTCTGCTCCTTTACGCTCTTTAGAATAGTTATTATAAAACTTTTCTTTTACAGGATCTAACCCACCAGCTTTCTCTGCTCTTTTGTGGCTAAGTTCAGCTGATAAATCCATCATATCACCCACAGTTCCTTTTTTATTGTATGTGGCATCAATATATTGCTGCTTATTAAAAGGATCTACTGAACTATCAATGGAGGCGTTGGGTGAAAGAAATACCCTCTTCCACTCAACGCCATCCTCTGAATAGACATGTTTATCATTCATACCTTGAATGATTTCTTTATACTCTTTACGTTCTGGGTGTTTATATACGTAAATAGGCATTATGTTTTAATTTCTATTTCTGTGCTTTCAGCTACAGCTCTTTTAGGCAGTGTCAGTTTAAGTAAGCCATTTTTAAGAACCGCATCAATGTGTTTGTCTGAAACACTATTATTCAAACGCAATCTAAACTTCTGTGATCTGTCCTCGTTTTTAGCATTAACATAGAGAATATCATCGAGGACTTTTATTTTAACATCTTCTTTGCCAAAGCCAGCTAGTTCTAGCTCCATTTTATAAACGTCTCCTGCATCAACAACTGGATGTTCTGTTTTCATATGATCGGTTGTATTAAAGAATGATTCAATTAAGTTCATACTAATACTTAACATTATTTATGCCATAATTTTATGCGTTAATTACAGCTAAAATTTGCTCTATAGTATTAGCGTAGGTCATTTCTTCTGCCAACTTTTGACCCTCTGTGTTAAGTTGTCCTGCTTTTTCTTCAGCTTTCTCCATTGCTGCAATAACATTATCTTCCTCCCAAGTATAGAAAGTCCCTTTATTGAAAATTGAATCAGAAGAAAAGAAAACACCATCTTCTGCTGGCATTTCACCAGATGGCTCTACAAGTATTGAATTGTTGTGTTTAGCCCAATCCTTGTGTGATGTAGCGTTTAATACAACGCTCCATTTGCCAAGACAAGTAGCGTTGAAAGCTGGTAAGTTCCAACCTTCTCCACCTGATAGTCCAGTTAGATCAATATCTATTGAATTCAGTAATTCGTTTACCTCCATGTTTTTTTCCAAATGAGGTAAAAAATTTATGTTGTTAAAGTTATGGCCCTGAAGTGTTTCCGCTAAAAGAGACTCCATTTGTTGCGGTTGAAAAAAGGGATTCGTGACACAACAAGTCAATTGATATTTATTGTTGTTGCCATATTTTTTCAGCCAAGCACGAATAATTTTTTGAGTATGCTTTCTACTTTCAAACTTACCCATCAATCCAAAATGGATTGTATCTTTTAGGTATGTTTTTTCTGTCCTAAAAAAGTCTTTATCAAAACCAATAGGTATATTCATCGCTAACTCAACGCCAGCTTTTCTAAAATGATCTGCCGCATACTTAGAGCTAAAGATAACTTTGTCTTGAACAAGAGCTATTTGCTTTTCTACTTGTGTGGGTTCGTTGCACTCATAAAAAGTATATAGGTATTGAGATGGATTTTTTCTATTTTCAGAACCATTTAAATGCCACAACTTTAGAGAGGGAACCGAAGAGTCTATGTAGTCCCACCTTTTGTTGATACAATCTTCTATATATTTCTTAATATCTTCGCTAGGATCAAAAGCATTAAGATTAATTTGATTTAAATCTCCTATAGGCCAAATGCCTAGATCGACATCTAAATTCTGTAACTCCCTTATAAAATTGTAAGAGACATTACCAAAGCTTAGATTATTAAGTGGTGCTTCTAATAGTAATTTCATTAGAAGGGAACTTCTTCGTGCTCTGTATTCTCTTGCTTAGATTCCGAATCAGGTTTCTTTGATGAGCTTAAAAACTGCAAGTCTTTGCCTCTAATAAAATATTTGCTAAAACTTTTCCCGTCTTTTTCCCAAGAGGACATGCAAAGCTCTCCTTGAACCATAAATTCACGCCCTTTGGTTAGATATTTCTCTGCAATTTCTGCCGTCTTATCCCAAAACTCAATGTCAACAAAACACTTTGTTTTTGCATTAGCTGATGAAATACCAGCTCTGAGATTAACAACTTTAGAACCAGACTTAGTATTTCTAACTTCTGGATCTTTGACGAGATATGCTGCTGCTGTTACTGAATTAAACATAATTTATTTCTTTTTTTACTTTCTTTATGAAACGATTGTGGATGTTTATACAACCTTGGATACTCATGTCAAGGCTTTTCGCAATTTTTCTCCAAGGATTTAATTTATTATTATCTACATCATATCTAAGCTCTATGATTTTTTTGATCCTGTCATCATCTTCTTGATCAAGTAGTTCTTGAAACAAGTTAAAGGTTTCTTCTTTATTGATTTGATTTAAGAAACTTTCCGAAAAGGGTTCCTGATATACAGGGATTTCTTCTAAAGAAAATTCATTATTTCTTTTCTTCTTGTTAAGAATATTTAAGCATTTCCACTTTGCTTGATTTGCTAAGTATGTAGAAAACTTTGTGTTTTTATCTGGGTCGAAGCTGACTGCGGAGTTGTATATAACATAGTCTTTCTCTTTGACTGCTTGAGTCTTATCCAGAGTGTTTCTAGGAGATGATAAAAATTGGTTCACCATCGTATGATAAATTCCAGAATGCCTGTCTATTAACTCAAGCAAACTTTCTTCATCATTTCGATCTTTGATTTTGTCTATTAATGTTAGATCGCTTTGCACTAGAACCCATCTTAAAAAAGATTTTTGAGTTTTCAACAAAAAAAATACATTATTTTATAATATATTTATAAAACGTAATAGTAAACGATAACGTATTGCCTTGCTATGACGTAATAAAAGAAAAAACGTCTTTCAACCGTTTCACGGTAATTGTAATCATGCGCTTTTCAGATGTCAAAACAAAATTTTCACAAATTTTTCCATTGACGATGACACCGATCTGATGTAGGTGTAATGTCCTTTAAGATGATTTTTGAAGAGCAAGTATCAAGGAAGCCTGATCATTACGAGTGGGCGCAGGAGTTCATCGAGGCGATGCACAATGGGTTTTGGACGGACAAAGAATTTAGCTTTAGCAGTGATATTCAGGACTTTAATGTAAACCTTAATGAAGATGAGAGAGAGATGATAATCAGAACTTTATCTGCGATTGGGCAGATAGAGGTCGCTGTCAAAAAGTTTTGGAGTAAGTTGGGTGACAACTTGCCTCATCCAAGTTTGACCGACTTAGGTTACGTCATGGCTAACGTAGAGGTAATTCATAATAATGCATATGAAAGACTTCTTAAGGTATTGGGTTTAGAAGATGTCTTTGAGAAAAATCTTAAGCTTGATTTTATTGAGGGTCGTGTTAAGTATTTAAGGAAATATACTCATAAGTTTTACAAGGATTCTAAGAAGCAGTATGTTTACGCGCTAATTCTTTTTACTTTGTTTGTAGAGAATGTCTCTTTGTTCAGTCAGTTCTACATTGTTAACTGGTTTAATCGCTACAGGAATGTGCTAAAAGATACAGGTCAGCAAGTGAAGTATACAAGAAATGAGGAAAATATTCACGCTCTTGCTGGTATTAAGATCATCAACACCATTAGAAGTGAGCACCCAGAGCTTTTTGATAAAGAGCTTGAGGACAGGATAGCTCATGAAGCACAAGCTGCTTTCGTGGCAGAAAGCAAGATAATTGATTGGATGGTGAATGGTTTTAATGAGACAGGTCTAAACGCTAATATTTTAAAAGAGTTCATTAAAAATCGCATCAATGATTCTTTAGAAAAAATTGGGTTTTCTTCTGCGTTCGAAGTTGACACTTCTGCTTTGGAAGATACAATGTGGTTCGAAGAGGAGTTAATGGGCAACAATGCAACAGACTTCTTCCACTCTCGCCCCGTAGAGTATTCTAAAAATTCGCAAACATTTGATGCTGACGATCTTTTTTGATGAAAAAATATAAGTGGCTTAATAAGGACTCCAGAGATTTTTTAAAAAGAGGCTATTTACAAGCTGGAGAGTCAGCTGAACAGCGAGGGCATGATATAGCTTTAGCTGCTGAAAAACTTCTAAAAGTAAAGGGGTTTGCCGAAAAATTTGAGGATTACTTGTCTAGAGGGTTCTACTCTTTAGCTAGTCCTGTTTGGGCAAATTTCGGAAGAGAAAGGGGTCTTCCTATATCTTGCAATGGTGTTTATGTCGAGGACCGCATGGACGCGATTTTAGACAAGCAAGCTGAAGTAGGAATGCAGACTAAACATGGATCAGGAACATCTGCATATTTTGGCGCTTTAAGATCTAGAGGAGCAGATATATCTGCTGGTGGCACATCAAGTGGACCTATCCACTTCATGGAGCTTTTTGACAAGGTTACCTCCGTGGTGTCTCAAAGCAATGTGAGAAGGGGTTCTTTTGCGGCTTATTTACCAGTAGAGCATGAAGACATAAATGAGTTCTTACGAATCAGAGAAGAGGGTAATGCAATACAAGAAATGTCTTTTGGTGTTTGTATTAGCGACGAGTGGATGAGATCCATGATTGATGGAGATAGGAAAAAAAGATCTATCTGGGCTAGCATAGTAAAGAAAAGATTTGAAACTGGCTATCCATATATCTTTTTTACAGACACTGCGAATATGAGCGCCCCTACCGCTTATCGAGACAAAGGTTTAAAAATCCACGCCTCTAATCTTTGCAGCGAAATCTTTCTGCACTCCTCAGAGAATGAGTCTTTCGTTTGTTGTTTATCATCTCTTAATCTTTTGAAATGGGATGAGATAAAAGAAACTGATGCTGTAGAAACCCTGATCTATTTTCTAGATGCAGTTATGGAAGAATATGTCGGCAAGACAGAAAGTATTCCATTCATGACTTCATCGCACAATTTTGCTAAGAGACAAAGAGCTTTAGGCTTGGGCGTGTTAGGATGGCATTCCTACTTACAATCTAAAATGATTTCTTTTGAAAGTATGGATGCTAAGTTTTTAAATTCAGAAATTCACAAGTCTATCTCTGAGAAATGTGATAAAGCGACTAAAGAATTAGCTGTATTATTTGGAGAGCCAGAGCATCTACAGGGCTATGGAAAAAGAAACATGACCACAATGGCTATCGCTCCCACTACTTCTAGTTCTTTTATCTTGGGGCAGGTTTCTCCTTCTATTGAACCACTCAACAGCAATTACTTTACTAAAGATTTAGCTAAAGGCAAATTTACTTATAAAAACCCTTATCTAGAGCAATTATTAGAGGATAAAAAGAAGAACACTCAAACTACTTGGAAGTCTATTCTTATCAAAGGGGGATCAGTTCAGCATCTAGATTTTCTTTCTCCTGAAGAGAAGGCTGTATTCAAGACTTTTGGAGAGATCTCTCAAAAAGAAATAGTCATACAGGCGGCTCAACGTCAAAGATACATAGATCAAGGGCAAAGTCTTAATCTTATGATAGCTCCTAAATGCCCAGCTAAACAGGTTAGTGAGTTGCTTATATTTGGGTGGGAGCAAGGAGTTAAAAGTTTTTATTATCAACGTAGCGCCAATCCCAGTCAAGAGCTAGCGAGATCTATTTTAAATTGCTCCTCCTGTGAAGGTTAGTGTAAAAATATTAGCATGAATCGCCATTTCTCTACAAAAATACAAGCTTGTTTACAGGCTAAAGTAGATAGATTTAATAGTAGTAATGACAAGAAAATTACTATAGAGCAATTAATTAAAGTATATAAAAGAGGAGAGAAAGCGGCTGAGACTAACTGGATGCCTTATAAAAGCACGGCTCAGTGGGCTATGGCTAGGGTAAACATGTTTATTAGGTTAAGCGCAGATAAACCTGTAAGTGACGTTTACACATTTTACGACTTTGACATATACAGTAATACTAACAGGACATACGAACAAGCGAAAGCATCACCCTTTTGGCAATTTTCTAATGGTGATTTTGAATCAGCTAGAACTGATTTATTATTACATCATATTACTGATAAAGAAGCCAATAAAATATTCTTCCCGTCTAAAATTGAAGAAAAGTAAAATCTACCTATAATCATACACTGTATGAAGAAGGTATTATTTGTGTCTGATTTTGATTTAGATACAGCTCCTGGAGGAGCACAAATAAGTAATGCGGCTATAGTAAAAAAAGGAAGAGAACTTGGCTATGAAATAGTTGAGCACTTTTACAACTCCTCTATTACAGATTTCCTCACTGATTACGACCTGTTAATAACTTCTAATTTGAATGTTATCTGCAAGACAGAAAAAATAAATTATATTTTAAAAAATCAAAATCGTATAAGGTTAGAACATGATTCTTGCTCGTATCTAACTGACGAAGGTAAAAGATTATTGTTTGGAGGAAATAAGCAAAATTTTTTCTTATCAGATTTCCACCTTGATTTTTTCAAACAAAGACATGGAGACATTTTTGGCCGAACTGAAATTGTTTATGATCCAATAGATACAAGTATCTTTAATAAATGTAATTTACAAAAAATATATGACATTGTTTATGTCGGTTTATTGCACGACGATAAAGGATACAAAAACTTAGAAGAATTTGCTAGGAATAATAAAAATAGAAATTTTGACATTTTTGGTATGAGAGATAAGGCTTGTGACATTAGTGGTTTAAAGCCATTAACAAATGTTAAATTGCATCATGGATGGATAAATGAACAAGAGGTCGCTAAAGTTTTTCAACAATCAAAAGCTGTCTTTCATTCTCCAATTGTAAATGAACCATTTTGTAGAATGATCGCGGAATCGATTTTATGTGGGGTAGAGGAAATAATTGGCTCCCCAAACAAAATAGGATCTTCTCTTGAGTTTGAAAAAGTTGGATATGACGAATTTAGTAAAGGCTGTAAAAATGCAGCAAACAAATTTTGGGAAAAAGTAAACTTATGAAATTTATATGCGGAACTTATTTTAAGCATCAATGTAGCACTAGAGTTAGCAACTATGTTGATGAAAGAACTCCTGTCTTTGATTTTCAAGAAGATAAAGATGGATACAAAGATTTTGTTTATTGTAAGCCAGAGTTTCTTCAATTGTTAAAAGACTCTAAGTTAATGAAAGATGAGCCTTTTACTTTAGTGACTCATAATTCTGATATAAATTTTACGGAAGAATATGTAAATGCAGTTATTGAGTTTTTCCCTAAAATGAAACATTGGTATACTCAAAACCTTTTATGCGA